GATGAAACCCTCGGGGTCTGCGATCCCGCACTTTGTCCCGCCCCCATCGGCTTCGGCATAGCCGTTCCGGTACCCTCGTTTTGGGCCCCCGTTCCGATAGACCTTGAAACGTCCTGCGTTTCTGTCACCTGGACATTGTCTGTCTGAGCGGGTTTTAAGTGCGGATACTTCGCTATGAAAGCATCCACGGCCTGGGTTGCGGTCATTCCTTCCGGACGTTCCACCCAGCCGGCTTCAGCCGTTACACCGCGGCGCGTGAGCTCCAATCCAATCTCCTGGACCTGATTGCGTTCACGCTCGGTCTGGAATTTCCGTCTCCAGTCCGCATTCTCACTGCGAAGTTGCTCAACGTACTCCCTCGAGAAGCCCGTTGATGTGGGAGTTCCTGACTCCTGGGTTGTATTCTCTGCCATTTGATAGCCTCCTGGACTATGCGAATTCGGGATTCTATCCCGTTGATCACATTTTACTGATTCCGCATATTATTGTCAATACCTTTGTTGAACGCGAGATTCTGCTTCACGAACAACATGGCCTCCGCCAAACTCATATCCGGATTACGCCTTACAACCTCGAGAGCCGGCGTAGTGATCCCCAGCCTGATATCATCCTTTAATGTGTCTTCACTGGATGAGAGAGGAAGATTGGCATCATCCGGGAAATCGATTACCAGAGTCTTGATAAGGGGCAATCCCATTATCCTCAGAATCATGTTCGCGAGATCAAATTCGTATTTCTGATATCGTACACTCTTCTCTTCGAATACCTGGGTCAAGGGAAACCACCTGACAAGGAGTTCCCTACCAGATGTTCCCTCGCCACCCACAATGCTCACCTTCGGGACGCTCGATGTTTCGTAGACTTTGCCTTCAACATAGGCGATGACCTCCATGGCTTCCTTGATCTTGGGGTTAAAATCCAAAACACTCGCTTTAGCACCTACTGGAAGAGAGAAAGCTCTCCCGGGATGCAGAGTTATTTGTTCACCGGACTGGTAGCCCTCCAGCGCGATGGGGGAAGCCGTCTGCATCCTGATAGTGTAACCCAAATCGGTCATCATCTGGTTGACGGAGGCATTCAATTGACGGACACCTGTAATGGGCGCCTCTCCTACGAACTGATTCTCAAATTCCTCGCCCCGGAAGGCGATCATTGGGATGAATCCGAGTTCATTTGTTTCTGAACTGATGAGTCTGTCCCCTTCATACGTTACGACCGCCGTGTCGGTCCATATCTGTTGTCGTATTACTCGTTCCTGTCCTGTTTGCCCGAATTCTCCATTATTCTGAATACGGTCAATCAAACGGATAACGCTGACCGCGGAGGGCTTGTTGGGATCATCTTCACTGGGCAGGGCGCTGATCAAAGAGCCATCGTACAGGACCATCTTCACCCTCAAAACCCCATCCTGATCAAAAGAGATGTAGGGTAACACAATCGTCGTACCCGTCAATTCCGCCATTTGATCCACCTTCAACATAAGCGAATCAATATTTATGTCCGTATAGATTCTCTCCAGAGCCGCAATCGAAATGGCGGGACCGACTATCGTACGTACCAATCGTTTCTGATAGAGCATCGTGGATCGCTTCTTCGTGATGGGCTTGGTCAAATTGATGGTTATCGGCTGTTGGTCGGCGGAAAGTAAGGTCAGATATTTGCTCTGCCGATTCAGGAAGAAGTCCTTGTTGATGTCCGCGTCTTCTCTGCGCTCTCGCTCCTCCTTCGTAAAACTGTTCATCCTCGCGCGGGCCGTAATCGCTTCTGGTATACTGTTAAATGCATCATTCATAACTCACCCCTCGATAGCAGCTTTTTGTTCACAAGCGCCACACATGAATGGCGGTCTATTCTTCATTGTGGATGATAAAAACGTTCCATTACACGTCATGCATCTCTTCAAAGTCTTCTTCCCGGCAGACACTTGGGTTGTGTACGACTTCTGTTCTATTCTACTGGTCAGCCAGCGGGCATGATCAAATCTGTTGACAAAGAAGTATCTGAGAGCATCACAACAGTGATCATTGATACCGTCTTTGAGAGGATTCTCGTCAATCACTTCTCCTCTACTCTCCGGATAAACGTATCCCTCGAGTGAACGAATAGTCTCCACGCATTTCTTGACAATGAAATACTTCCGTACGCCGAGAGCGTTACGGATAAAAGACCTAACCAGCGCGAGACCAGGAGCAATTTCGGTGCCCCTATTGTGAACCTCATAGGTCTTCCTGAGTTGATCTACGGGACTGATCCCCGATGTAATCTCTTCTGCATTGCCGGCCGGATCCGTATATACGGCAAGTACGTCCCGAGGATTGAGATTAACTGCCGCCAGTTTCTGAGCAATCTGGCTTTCGATTTGCGTAATTGTCATCCTTGCGCCATATATCTCGTCCCATTGTACCACATTAGAGGTCTTCTTATCAACAGCGAAGAATAATACCGCCGCTGGGTTCGCATATCCAAAGTCAGCGCTGATGTAGATTTCATGGTCAATACGGTTCACTTTGAAGATGTCGATCTGGTTCTCGGCATTGAAATCGAGATAAACTTGTCCGGATCGAGTGACGAATTCCGCCAATACCTCTTGCCGGTAATCCATCTCAGACATATCCGCGGCCATATCATCAATTTCCTCTTGAGTTATCAAGGGATTAAGTTGTGTGGGCCACAGGAATCGCTCCCAACCCTCTTTTATTCCCCCCTGATACAGGGCATAAAGCCAGTTACGGCCATTCGGCGTGGTCCCAAAGGCCGCCCTTCCTTTGCGATCCGCGAGCGCGGGCCTCAGTATCTTATGCCAAATATCCCTGGCAAGAAAGGCTGCTTCATCAAGAATACAGAAGGTCAGGCCGCGTCCGCGAAGACTATCCCGGCGGTCGGCGCCCTTAAAGTACAGTTTAGACCCATTTATGAACTCCACCCTCATATTGGCTCGATGAAGATTGCTAATTACAGGTTGGACATCAGGATATGTGTGCATGAACTCTTCGAAACCAATCTCCCGAGCCTCGGCATATGTCGGGGCCACCCACCAAGCCAAAGCGTTATCAGTCTCCAGGCAGTGTCTGAGGCCCTCGTGGAGAAGACTTTTGGACTTCCCCGACCGTCTGCCCCCAACAATGACTTTAAAACGAGCCACAGAGGTGTGCATGGGCCTCTGGTGGGCCATTGGAGCATAGCCGACGGTCAAGACCCTATCGACGGGTCTGTAGGTTCTTCCTCTTCCCATTTCTCTCCCCACAATACTGTAATCGAACCACCCCGGTACTGTTCTCCGGATCTTTCGAGGTGTTCCATGTGATCAAGAAGGGCTTTGATATGCCTGGGATCTCCCCTGGCAGCCCTGTCGGCCAATGTCTTGTACACCCGGGGAAGTGCCTCTCTGAGTATTTCTCTGGACCTGGAAAGTATGGCTTCAATGAATTGTGGATTTTTGCGCCATTCCCACAAAGTATCGTGATTTACAGGCACTTTTTTGTGTATTTCGGTAAGCGTCATGCCCCCGCCGGCCAGGAACTCGATGGCCTTGAGCTGCTTGATATTCCACTTTGGATTCGGTCCTGCCATCAGTATTTCCCTTTTATGTTCTTGTCGAAGAAACGTCCTTTGGATGACGCTGTTTTAAAACTTGACCAGGTATCGGAAGATACCCCGCCATAGGTATAACTTCCCTGGCCGGTGATTGTGACCCGAAGCGTGGAATCGCTTTGGGAGTAAGCTATTTCCGATATAAATGACGATTCCGGGGTAGGGACTACTTCCCAGGTCAGGAATGATTGGGGTTGTCCCAACGAGGCCGCTCGCATCCCAAATATCTCGGCCATATCAGGGGAACCGATCTGTTGGGCCGTCATATCCCACATCTGACACATGGATGTCGGAATCATGGGGCCCGCCGGTGGAGCAAATTCCATCGGAGCGATGTCTTCTTCGGTCACATGCCTGGCTACATAGGCCGCGGCTTCATAGATGAGAAACGGGATAATCGTATGTCTGACTGTAAGCCCAACCACGGTTCCGACGGTGATCGCGGCCTCCCTTGTCAGGATTCCCGCAGCCGCCTTTGCCGCATATCGTCCGGCGATGACACCCGCTTCCCAGGTATATTTATCAATCGCCATACCCGCGAGATAGGCGCCGACTGCGATTGCAACTTCATCCGTCGTAATCTCTGAATCCACCCCAACACTCCTGATCAGGACCGAATCGACATTCTCTCTTTAATTCTACCCACTTTGGACACTGTTGTCAATGCAGCGCGCGTTCCTATCGCGCGCGCGAGTGTTTTTGCTTAAATGGTTCAAGGTCTTAAAACAGTTCTTTGGATCGCGCGCATATATATTACTCGCGCGTCCGCCCGCGGGCCCGCCCCCGCGTCCGCGCGCGTATCCGCGCGAGGGCTTGACAAATCCGCCACCACCGTTTATACTGCAATTGCCACGAGAAACATTCCTCCGAAAGAGACCCTTGGGAAGTCGAGGGTTTCTTTTTTTGTGAATCGCTTGACAATCCCCCAGGGTCATGTTATGATGCTCTTTGTAGGAGGTAGCTCGTGGCAAAGCGAATCCTCATAAGTGTAGTACCGACAGATTTCATATCCGATCCGTTTGACGAAATTGCTCTCGGGTATCAGGCATATCTCATAAGTGAACAGATGATGACCGATGGAATTTTGCCCCACTCGGCATTGGATGTCTTTAAACAGATACAGGGAGGTACGGCGCGAACAACCCGGCGTCCATGTCATCTCATCCTCGGGGAAGTCGTTTCGAAGCGTCAGTACGTCCTGTGGAAGCAGTCCATCCAGTACATCCGGCCGGGTATATGGCTGAAATTGCTTATCGACAACGTACAATCCCAGGACATAAGCAACGGCGGGAAACTGATGCGACATACTCTCCTCCTCCAAGAAATCTGCAGGGACATCACATATTGGGGTCTTTGTAACAAGTCGAGTAATGGTGGTGCAATCCGGTATCGTCCGGAATTACGACAAATCCACGGAGGTGTAAAGTGAATTTACCTAATACAGTTGTATTGGCTCTTCCGTCTCACGAGCAGGATGCCATGACCTACATTTCAGTCAAGGTGTTACGGGAAAGAATACAGGCCGAAATTACCTCAGGAAGCAGCACGAAGTCCGCCAGTGCCGATCTGGCCGAGATTCTCATGGTCGCAAATATGGTAACGACTACTCGTATCAAAGAGGAAATACTTGCAATCATCGAAACGATAATCAAAGAGGGGGGTGCGCTGTGACAATGAAACGAGGAACAGCTGGACATGGAATCCACTCTTTAACTGAGCGAAAGACCCTGAATCCAAAGTGGAAACGGATGTCGGAGTCTGTCAGTCGTGCCAAGGTAAGTCGGCTTTTGTCGGGAGCCAGTTTGGGCCGTGTTATTGACAGCCGGGGCTATGCCCGGATCAAGATGATCTGCCATCCTCGGCGAGATATTCGCACCGGGTATGTTTACGAGCACATCGTAGCCGCCGAGATCTGCCTGGGAAGGCCCTTGAACATAGGCGAGATCGTCCACCATCATGATGAAGACAAGTCCAACTCACATTACTCGAACCTCCTGGTGTTCCCATCTCAGAGCGACCATGCGAAGTTCCACGGCGCCGTGAGACGAGGAATGACGTCCGGGGGAACATCTGCCAAGCTCTTCGGTGGCGTTCAATGCAAAAAACCCTCCATCCCTGACGGGGGGCCTCACTGGATGATAGCGTTAAGAGGGCGAATCCTGGAGACCTCTGTTTGAGTTACTCGTCCACACCGAGTTCTTTGATGACTTTCTTGATCCGCGCGCGAACAATTCCGCCCGCCGCGGCAACTACCGCGGCGAAGATACCCACAAGGATACTCTGGTCCACAATCTGGAATGTCGTATATTTCTGTACGAAATACAGTCCGACCAGACCAAGCAGAGGTATACCGAGCTCCTTCAAATATGTCTTTGTATTCTTACCCATTTTGTTCCTCCTATCATGAAATCTGTGATTTCCATGCTATCGAGAACACTATTCAGTCGCGCCACAGCTTCATTCAACCGCTGTAGAGAGACGTCATATTCCTTAATGGCTCGTTCAAAAGCTTCCATGAGTTATTTCCCTGTCAGAGAATTCCGGCCACGAGTTTGATGATTCCAGCGGCCTGCGATGCGATTATTCCGATCAATCCGCACAGAAAGTACATCCGGACCTCCATGACGGTTATCCTGTGTTCCGTATTTAATCGATGTTCGGGACATTCGATGGTAAAGAATCTCTCCATCGCCGCCAGGCGCCGATCTATGGATATGATGAAATCTTCATTATCCGACATATCATCCCCCGTAGACTTTAACTCTATCGAGCGGTGTCAATGGAGCGTAATCCGCCGCAAGGGAGATTGATATTGTGACGGGATGCAACATCGTGAGTAAAGCGGCCCCGATATTTGTATATCGAGCGGCCTGTTTCCTGATCGCGTCGATCACTCCTGCATCATCCAGGCGTCCTCCCGATCCGGCCTTCCATTGACCTTTGCTGACCGAGCTCTGTCCAACACTTACTACATCCCAGTTCCCAGGATCCGTCCCGGCAATGGCATCCACCATGTTGCTCGATACTTTCTGGTCCGCGAGACCCTGATAAAGAGCCCCAAGAGCAAAGTTAATCTCGGATTCCTTCAATATTTGCAGGGCGGCATTGTATTTCCGCCTGGCCACGTCTGAATCGAACGCCCTGGTGAAACGATCCAGGCCAAACTCTGCACACCGCATGTCGATGATGGCCCGGGATCGTTTGAGCGCGTCCGGAATCCTGGCGGCGCTCCATCCTGCCGCCAAAGCGGTAATGATCGCCTGAAGGCTGCCGTGGGTGTAATCCAGGACATCCTGAGCCGTTGCATAATATGCGCCATCCGATGTGGTACTGACATATAGTTCCGGTTTCCCTTTATTTGTCCAGTCAGCGCCATTGACAGGTTCGCTGAGCGGACCTACTTTGCTGGTTACCGAGTTCCTGAATTGGATTTTATACCATTTCGCAACGTCGATATCCGCGATTTCCGCGGTTGTCTCTCCATATCGATAAACGAGCGACGATGGAGTGGCGGCTGCATATATCCCGGTTTCTGTTGCAGAAGTGAATATGAGTATTAGATTACTGCCCGTATCCTCCGGTAAGGAGAAGGCTATCTTTGCAAATTCTGTGTCGGCCATCATATCCTCCTTATGTTTCGCTTGGCAGGACCGTCCTGGCCCACGGATCTCTCGACGACCCTATTACATATGCATTCGCTTCATAAAATGCAATCTCATCATCGACAAATCTCGGAACTACCTGGGATATTTCGTATTCGTTCCCATCTAAAAGCACGGTCCAAACGGTTCTCTTCATGAAATTGCCGGCATTCAGAATGAATGTCCGTAAAAGCGGGAAGTCCGGCGGTACATAAATACGCCTGACGTCTCTTTCGATCCAGGCCGTTTGATCCGCGGTCTGCAAACTGGGAATGGGGAAACTATAACTGGATGGATCGAGGATGATCTTCTTCTCAATCTCTGTCGGTTCCCCGTATGCGCCTCTATCCGCCATTGTGGCATCGGCGTTGGGTTCATATTTCCTCAGCAAACAGGTAATCCCAAGCGAATCGAAAGCGTTCATATAAACCGTAGTCCGTGATCCGGTCATTCCCGCAGTATAGAAATCGACATTCCCGGCCGTAATGGTCGATGGAGTGCTCACCGGGAAAGCCGAAAGAAGAAGTTCCTGGCCAAATCCGACCGGCGTAGCATCCAACATGAGTTCATTTGTCCCCTCTTCTACCTGATAAGCGATTCGAACAAAACCGGGAATCGCCAGGGTCAGAAGGGTATCTTCACAGGGTTTGAAGAAATGCCCACCCACGATATTCTCCGCGGCAGGTCGGCTCGTGGCCTCCACGGCAACCCCACACGTATAGATTATCCCGTCATTAGTGGTCAATTGGTGGACATAAAGTCTATTTATCCCCCCGGCATTCTCCCTGACATACATGAACAAGAATCCGCCGTCCTGGCCCCCTATGATGTCCACGCGCGCCTCAGGATCACTCGTTATGGCATCCACAAAAGTCGCCGCACCGCCGACAGGCGGAGAAGAAATGGCCCAGGTTGCGCCATCATCGAGGGATATCCCATACTTCATATTCACGTCTGTGCCATCCAGTTCGCCCCAGACGGCACAAAGATTATCATAGCCGTCCCTGGCTACCGCCAAAGACACAACGGAGACTTCAGAGATGTCATGAACCGTTCCAAAGGTCAGGGCACCAAGATCGAAACGAACGTGTTTCAGACCAGCCGCACTGCCGCCTCCGCCGGTTGTCCGTTCGCCCCCGCAACCATCTCCGCCCCATAAAGTGGCGCCAATAGCAGTCAATGGGGCCGTCTGGAGAGTGAAATCAACACGCAGACCATTGGATTTGAAGACCGATTCGACCTCGGTGAACCCTCCATATCCGGCAGTCGTCAGCAACCCTTTATAGTGAACCCTGGCACTGTGCCGGCAGAAGAAGGAATAATCCTTGCCCGCAAATGAGCTTAGAATGAGATCCACGTCTTCTTTGCTTAAACTGTCAGCATAAGTGCCGTGGATTCCTATATCAAGATAAGACGCGTGTGTTAAAGCCTCCGGTTCCGGCGAGTTCGCCGCCGAAGGTGCGCCAATATTGACTACTCGATCGGCACTGGCTCTGACTCCTCCACAGCCATCGCTTCCCCAGAGAGTGCCTCCGGCTCCTGTGATGGCGGCGGCGTCGAAGGTATAGTTATTTCCGACGCCTCCGTTAATGTAGACATTGGTGATGGTCTTGACGATGGTGAATCCGGACGATATGAATGCATTTTGTGCCTCCGTTGTTTTAGCATTGTCCACGAGTACCGTGGATCGATAACTCGGCGTACCGGGCAAATAGACCAGGAGCATATCAATATTTCTGGCTCCAGTGACATTCGCATTCTCATAGGGCGCGCCGGTATACCCTATCAAGATAATTGGCTCTCGAAGATCTTGCAGGGTGCAATTCGGCGTACCTGCCTCATATACGAATATGTCATAATCAAGACCCGCATAGAAGAGCGTATAGTTGGCATCCGGTCTTCCTGGAAGACTGTCCTTATAGGTATTTCCTCCATATACAACCGATGTGCACTGATAGATGTAACGCGTTGTCTTGGAATCATAGATGAGAGTCGGGGCATGAACCCCAGCGACATTCAGGCCACCGATATATGCGCAATGTTTCGATTCCGCGACGGCGAAAGCATCGTTAAAATCCGTACCTCCAAACGTAATCGCACACGTCGTGGCATTCGTATATTTCGATGTCACCCAACTTTTGAGCACCGGATATATTGTCACACCCGCAGCTTCATCGGCCTGGATCACAATGTCACAGACACCCGTCTGCCCATTGGCCGCCATATCGTAACGATTGAGATACTCATAAGTGTCCTCGTCCACCACCCCGGCGAGACTCCCGTCGTAAGGAGAGAATCGATCGACATACAACTTATTATCTGCGGCCCCCACGAAAGCCACCGCAATCCAGTGTTGATATCCCGATACCGCAAAAACGCCCTCCAGGGCATTTCCGGCCGTGATTATTGTGAATGCCGGAGCTTCTTGGGCTTCCATCGCAAAAGTGTTGACATACTGGAAATAATGGGTGTAATCCCCCACGGGAATCTTCCCCCCGGTAAAGATGAAGAGCCCCTTTATATCGGGCATCGGTTCCACGTGGATAATCGGTCCTTGAACGTCCGTAGCCGCCACGGAACGAGGAGAAAGATGATACCAAAGATCGTCAGAAGGAGTCGTCGCGTCATTGAAGATTCTATTCCAGGTGAATCCGCCATCATTCGAATACATCAGGCGACCCTCTTTATATGTCACCTGAAGAAATGTCCACAGCATTCCGTCGGGCATAATCCGACAAGGATCATCCACAAAATGATGACGAATAAGGCCGCGGTTATTATAATTCCTGCGGCGAAGGGCCGTTGAGAAACGATCCATTCCGTCTCCTTATATATCCACCATCTGACCTACCATTCTGACACTCAACGCAAGTCTCTTATCTTCCGGGACAATCTGAGACGCCTGTTCTACATCATTCACCGTCAACATCAGAACATCGCCGGGGTTAAGACTAAGTTCACCATCGAAGGTCACGATCGTCGATGATGGGATAGATTGTGCGTCTTTTGTTATTGCCATGATGTTCTCCTTTCTATAAATTCTTACGGGCAGTTCACCGCTGATGTTTCAGTTATGATACCGTTTACGAATGTAATTCGCTCGCCACTGTTGTTTGCATCATAGCACCCAGTTATCCCAGCTGAACCAGCAGATGTTATGACCCCATTTTTGTCAACCACAAATTTGTTTACGCCACCACTCTGGAGTTGGATGAGATTTCCACCCGTACCAGTGTGGTTGCCACCATATAATGTACCTGTTGCGCCCGCCGTCGCCGCGTAGAAACTCGTCCCAGCACCCGCTGCAGAGCCATATACTCCGTAGCTCGTGGCTGATATGCCGAGGGTAATACCTGTCAGCGCAGCGGCAGTGTTGGCTGTGTTGCTTAATGAAAAGTAGCCAGCCATACCAGTTGTACTATTCGTATTTGAACCTTTAACAGCTTCACCAGTTCCACTCTGGTCAGCACGAACCGCAATACCACCACCAGAATTAACACCGTAAACACCATTACCAACGCTGAGGGCAATGCCGTACACCCCAGTGTTGCCATTACCGTACACCCCAGTGTTACCTTGACCATAGACACCGTAGCTGAAAGTACCTACCCCAATGCTGTTGACACCAGACAACGCAGCAGAGTTATTAGCACCAGTAAGATTGAAATAACCTGCTTTACCAGCCGATGCGTTGGTGACTATGAGCGAGTTTGTGGCGGTGTCAAAATTGATTAACAACGGCCCGGTCATGGTGTCTCCAGCCTTTGCAACTTTCGTTGGATCTTCACCACCAACACCGGTGAGGTTCGACCCATCACCATAGTAAGTGGCAGAGGTCATCGATCCTGACGCCGATACATTACCTGAGGAATCTATTATTATAACAGGATCAACACCGTCGAAAACTCCTACTTTACCATCGAGTGCATCGACAAAGAAACCTACCCCAGTCTGATCGAGAGAATGGTTCCGAAGACCAAAATACCCCATTTCCGGATCGATCTGAATAAATGGGGCTGTCGCATTCCAGTCGGCAATAAAAGATATTGCCTTTGCAGGCTCATCTATACGTATAAATGTTCCGGTCGCTGGTCCATAACCATAAATCACCTGAGTAAAAACAGCAGACATTGTGGCATTACCCGAAATACTTGCGGTCGCCGCAGATATGCCGCCCGTCGCATCCACCGTAATTGGATGTAGATTTGCATTTCCCTGAACTGTTCCGGAATGATCATGCCCTGAATCACTGAACAGAATCTGGGCCTCCCGTACCTTGGTGCTTTGGGCAGTACCAAACTGCCAGAATCCAGCAACCACCATGTAACACGCCAGCATACCGATCCCGATGTAAGTTCCTATCCTCTTCATGATTCCTCCTTATATTCTGGTCAGATCAACCAAAACCGCGTCGCCCGCCACCGGCGTCGAGCCGGCCGTGAATGTAAAGACTCCGGTTGCCGGAGTCGTCTCAACATAGTCATTACCAGCCCCCAGACGCTGACGAATGCCATTGACATAAACTTTCAAACTGGTCACCGCATATCCTGTCGAAAGATTGAATATCGTTGGGGTTCCATCACCGGCCTGGGCCGAAAGATCTTCACATGGCTGGAAAGCCCCACCGCTGCCGGTAAACTGAACCCAGATCAGAGGATCTGTGTCAAGGATTGCAGGCACCGTATCGATTTTAAAACCGGCATCATGATTGACCGTGCCGGACGTGGAGAACAACCATACGTCCGGAATCGCTTCGGCGGTTTGATCGAGATCTGTCGCGCGGGTCAGTACCCAAGGAATCACGACTGTACCAACCGTGGTCAGAGTATAAACACCATTATCTTTCGTGGCTACCTGATCTTGAATCAAAACACGAGCATTGAGCGAAATAGTTACCCCATCTATCACAAGGACTTCGGCCACATTGACCGTAAGAGTCTTCCCGACCTCCGCGCCTGCGGCTGTACAGGCAGACAACGGATTCACTGTGGCCGCAAGCACGCCGGTAAGTTGCTTACCGGCTATGAGGCCAGCAACCAAAGCATCGACGTAAGACTTATTGGTGACTTCCGTGAGTTGATCGATTGCACCGGCAGGATTGTATAGGGTGTCGCCGGTAATGGTGCCACCCCTCTTTTTGCTGAGGAATCCTCTTTGCTGAATCGCGCCGTAGTTCTCCACGTTTATCTCCTTTCATGGTTACTCTGAAGCCCGAAGGCCAGAGCCCGGCGAGTATCATTTCTGTTACTTCTTGCCTTTCTTGCCTTTCTTAACCACTTTCTTGGATTTGCAAGCCATTAATATCACCTCCCTTAGATAATCGGTCCAATGGCTTCTAAGTTCCTCGAAAGAACAAAGACGGAAAGGGCTTCCCCATCAAAGAGTATCTGGATCTCCAGGGCATCATCATTATCGGCTATTACCACGCCTTTATTGCCCGTTATTATGTGCATGACCCTGTCTCCTTTATGGAATCCCATGTGTATCACCTTTGTTACTCGGCCACCACCGCGATGATTTCGTAAGTGGTCGTCGGGGCGCCCGCGGTCTTGACTACCATGGTCGTGCGGTCACACATCAACGAAATCGAGGATTCCGCCGGTAATGTCTTGAATTTCGTTCCGCCGTCCAGTGAGAAGAGGAGGGCATTGGTATCCCCGGTATTATCGATCATGATGTTGCGTGATATATCGCTGAAAGTAACCGTGGTTGGCGCAGCTCCGGCCGTACCGTTCCAGTGTTCGGGTTTGCCTCCAAAAGAGGCTTCAACAGTGACCGTGGCCATAATAAGCCGGCCACTGCTATCTACTTGAACAGGGATAATCGACCCCAGCGTTGTCTTTCCATGCACTACGGCCATCGTGATTCACCTCGCTTATTAAGTTTGATGTATCAGGGAGGACAGGGCCCCCGCGGGCCCTTTGTCCCCATTAAACCACCTTGATTACGGATTCAGACTGTCCTCGATGATAACCGAGTACAGGTCCACGAGTTCGTCCGCATCACCCGTGTACCAACCCATCAGGTCGAAGGCCCTGCAGGGCACGTTGTCATCGACATCCACGCCGATATCCTGGCCATAGGAATATCCGACCGCCTGTTGCGAGAACATCAGGTTCTTGATGGTCTCATTGGTGTCGCCGGTCGTGTCGATTTGTGAACTGAGGAACGTCGGGATCCCGTATGGGGCGCCCACGTAGCCATTAAGGCTCGGGAAGCCCGGGAAGAATCCCTCTACAACGGTGCGACCCACAGAAGCGAAGGCCGACGCATCGTCGAGCTCTTTGCGAAGCTTACCCCAGCTGACCGGATGCATCACGCAGAAATACGGCATCGGAGCGTTCTGTGTCTCGAGTTTGGCTATCGCGTCCAGGAAGAAGTTGAGGGTGATATCCACTATGCCGGCGCCGTTGTTGATTATCGTGGCCGGATTCATGGCGCTTATGATGAGGAGATCTTCGTCCTCGGCGATTGCCCGACCCATTTCCATTCCGTAGGGCTGCAGATCGTCGAATGGATCCGCCCTCAGAGCCGTCTTGGCTATCCTGACAAGCGCGCCGCGTTCGACCGGCGTCAGTGTGACTCCATCGGTTACCATCTGCTCGATGGTGGGCGCGGTCGCCTGTGTCAGGGCCGCCACGGTGATCTTCTGGAACCGGGGAATAACCACGCTTCCGAATCCTACCGGCAACTGACGCGAGCGAACCAGAGGCCTCATCACGCGATGAGCATACGCGGCCCCCTGCGCTTCGGCTGATACGATTGTCCCAATGAGATCGTTTAGGGACGTTGTGTTTGTCAATCCAGCTGCCATGATTGTCTCCTGATCAGGGGTTACTTCGTATCGGGCGGCACTACATTACCCTGATTACGAAGCATTTCCCGGTAATTTGCCGAGACCTGGGCGCGCGCCTTGGGATCATTCTTGACCTCCTGCAGCGAACGGATGGCCTCTGGGGAAGATGAAACCCTCGGGGTCTGCGATCCCGCACTTTGTCCCGCCCCCATCGGCTTCGGCATAGCCGTTCCGGTACCCTCGTTTTGGGCCCCCGTTCCGATAGACCTTGAAACGTCCTGCGTTTCTGTCGCCTGGACATTGCCTGTCT